CCTGCTTGTGGGAGTCCAGGACCGGCACATTCTTCGCCAGCGTCACGGAGTCCTTGCCGATCGCGAGGGCTTCCACGTAGCCATGACGCGCGACGTGAGCGCCCGTCGTCAGCACGACTTGAACGGTCCCGGCTTCGCGGTCGAGCGTTAACGGCGCGAAGGACGCGCGACGAGTCAGCAAATCGATTGCTTCAGGCATGCGCGCTATCCTCTGCGCTCACAATTTCAGGCTTTGCGATTCCTTCCGGCCAGGCCGGATAGATCACGATCGGCTTGCCAGTATCCGACACGCCGCACCATCCGCGGCGAGCCGCTTGCTCGAAAGCCATGGCGTGGATGAACGCGGAAACTACCATCCAGTTGGCAACGGTCTGATCCGGGCTATCGGCCAGGTTGCCACCCGTCAGAAGGTTTAACGCGGTCAAGAACTGGTCCCGCGGCATGGGTTCAATCATGACCCGCGCCTCGCGACCGGCGGCCAGTTGGGCGCCTGAGACGGCCAGAATGCCGCGCGTCGGATGTTTCGAATCTTCGGCCGCCAACAGAGTTCGGAATCCCAATCCGCCCGCTTCGACTGGATCGCGAACGCCAAGTCCCGGAATTGCTGGCCGGTCAGTGCGGACAGGTCCCTACGCGTCAATGCGGCGGCGGCAGCCAGGAACGCGCGGAGACGGGCGGCCGCTGCGTCGACGGCCTCGGGATCGGACCCGACCAGATGCCCGTCCCAATTTGGGACGGAAGATGGCAACTCAAGCATTGGGATCTCCTTTCGGGGCAGCGGTGCCCCCAGCGAAGGACAGATTGAGGGAGGTTTCGCGGGCGCGATCGGCGGCGATTTCCGCGTCGAGGGTTTCCACGTCATAGCCGCGCTCGGCCACCACCTGACGGCGACTTTTAAAGCCGCTCGCGACGGCCAGGGCTTCGGCCTTGGCGTCCTTCTCGGGGTCGACCCATTCCGCGGCGGGCGGATAAAATTCAACGGCCAGGTAGTCCGCCATGTGCGATTCGAAGTCCGGCGCGATCAGGTCACCAGACAGAACCGCCAGCGTGATGAACCGTTCCCAGATCGGGCGGCAGAATTGGTGAATCACGACGTTGTATTGAATGGCGTCCACACGGCGGCGGAACTCCACAAGAGCCGCGCGGATGCTGGAATAATTCACCTGTGACAGATCGCCCGTCAGCAGGTGTTCCGGTACGCCGAGTCGAGCCGCAACCGCGCGCAACTGCGTCTGGACGAATTCGTTGGTCTGATTGGACTGGCTGGGTTGCGAAAACTTTACATCGAATCCGGGCGGCAGAATCTTCAGAGTCGCGGGCTCAAGGCCAGACTCGAGAATCGACCCGGTTTGCGCGCCATCGTAAGGCAGCCCTGTCGCCGTGCCGTTTAGGTCGACCAGGAAGCCGGCATGCATTGCCGATACTTTTACGCCCAAGAGCTGCGCATCTTCGGTCTGGTCAAGCTCGTTAGCACGGACCAAAACAGAGGCAAGCCAAGAAAGTCCACGCACCTGGCCGGGCGCGATCGGATTGAACAGATGAATCACGTCCGCCGCCGGAATACGCTCCCGCTCCCCGTAGCTCGCGGCAAAGCGATCCGTGGGACGGCGGCGAAGCACGTGATAGGCGGCTCGCGTGCCGTCAGAATCGAACTCGATGCCTGCCACAACCCGCCGCCCGCTGCCCAGCTCGCGGGTATCGGTCGCGTCAACAAGATCAGGGTCGATCAGCCGAATTCGAAGTCCCGCAGGGGTTGCGATCAGCAGGACGAAACATTCGCCGGCAATGACCATCTGGCGGACGGCCACCGCTAGAAGGGCGTGGAAGGTGTTCAGGCCATCCGCATCCGCACGAGCCTGCCAGGCATCGTAGGAGCGCTGAAGCACCTTCCGCACTTCGGAACCGGGGTGCGCAGATGCCGCACGGATGCCCGCGCCCACGATGGCGGACACCCACGCGGCAACTGCGTTCGCAATCCAGGGATTGTTGGCCGCCGCGTATGCCGCGCGACCCCGAAGCGTGCCTAGGGCGGCCAGGATTTCCGCATTCTCGGGGCCATGGGAGGGACGGCCAGAGAACCGGCGCCCGCCGCCCGCGCCCTCGAAGCGACGGGCTTCTAGCCTTGCTTGCTGGCGGCTCAGGCCGAAGGCGATGCGAAACCATTTGGCGGTCTGACGGATCATCAGGCGGCACCCTCAGATCGGTTCCCCGCCACCCACGCCCGATGGGTGGCGGGGTCCACCGCGGCGCGCGCGTCAACGGAGAAGAAGTCGCGCGCGTCGGGATGAAAGGGAGGGGGCATCGGTCAGTCCTCCCCGCTCAGGAGCGGAAGGCCCAGGAGGGGGGCTAGAATGCCCCGGCAATGAAGTGTGATCGTGGATATGCGGCGAGCGCCCCGGGCGGCGTTTGCGCGCTTCACCAAACGCGTCGAGACGGGCGGGGTATCTGGCGAGATGTGCTCGAACCAGCCGTGAAATTCTCTCTTCCCGTCGACCGATAGTTCGCGATGCAAAATGAATTCCCAATCTTCCCCGGCATGAAGGCCGGCCACCATGGCCGGCAGTCCCTCGGACGGATGAACTTTGTTCGGGGGCCATTTCTTGCGAGCGGGCGCCGCCATCCAGATGGCGGCTTCGCGCAGGACCTTGATGTCGTGTCCATCGTCCGCAAGGGCGCAGAAAAGCGCCGCAGCACTCAGGCTGTTGATATCGAATTCGGCAGCTGCAGTTCGGCCGCTGCCCCGGTATCGGACGGGCTTGAGAATACCCGCCTGAGCATAGCTGCGAATCTGGCGAGCCCGGTAATTTGCCGGCGCAGACAGATCGGCTTTCGCGATCCTATCCGCGATCTCGCCAACCTGTAGTCCTATGCGATCGTCGTTCATGGGCGGTCCCCGGGGCGCTTCAACTCGACTCTCTACGTATGACGTAGAGTCGAAGTCAAGCGAAATCGACCCCACCCCGGTAGGCCGGAATCCCAACTTTCAGGTGCGAAGCCAACCCAGTATTGCGTTGACGCAACGTAAGGCTATTGCCTAGGGTTCGGACGCGGGAAAGCAGCATCCAAGGGGGATAGCGATGGAACAAGAACACGTCAGCCCAGCTTTGCGGGCGCACAGGATTGCAGTTACCTCGGCCATGGTCCGCCGGGCGTTGGTCGATCTGGATTGCGAGGAGAGGCCTAGAATGTCGGTCGATGAAATGGTCTGCGTTCTGGGATTGATTGAAGACACAGCTGCAAAACTCCGCGACAACACAGGGACTGTCGCATAGACGTCTGCGAAGACGATCCGTCACACAGATCTACACTTGCGGCACTTTCGGCGAAGTCCATCCGAGCAGCAACAAGAGGACAAACAATGAAACCAGGTTTGCGATCACTAGAATACCGACAAATTCGACGCTAAATACATAATTCCGTCCAGGAAATCCTAACCAGCGCACGAAGACTCCAATTCGGAACATTTTAATTGTCTTCAACGAACTACCGAGCAATACGAGTAGGAACCCCCCAAGTGTCACCACGGCAAAAAGCGCGATGAATCCCACAACAGCATAGATCGCAAGCGCGGATTCACTGGGTATACTTTCAATTTCCCGTATCCTACCGCCCGCGAGAATAATATCAGGCCTTATGATTTCGTCACTTCGGTCCAAGGTGTGAAGAACTAAAATTTTTACGATGGCTTTCGGATCGAAATGTTTCCACAGCATTTGAACATCTGTACTTGTCGTCTGGAGTCTCCAGTCGCCGGCTTCATCGTTTCGCGCACCCGCAATGGAAGCCTCTATAACGCGATCCGATTTCGTAAAGCTTAGAGTGAGTGGCCGCCGGATTAATGTCGTTCCGTCCACATTATCCAATCTCGCGTTCCCCGAATTCCAAATAGTGAACTCCGATGCATAGATGTCGGAACCTATCTTCTGCCCCTGATCGTCTAGCACCGTGAGGGAGGGCCTTGCACGTTCATGATTGTAGATAATCTGCCGCCGGACGGCCCACGATATTTCGTAATTGGGTTCCGCTCTAACTGCGAGATAAATACTGAGCACTGCCAAGACTAAGCTGACTACTCCGATACCCAAATTGACCGGATCCTGGAAGCGCTTCAGAAGACTCTTATTCTTCGGACGATCGTCGGGTGTCTTGTTGATCTCTTCTGGCATTTCGTGGCACTCGGTCATTGCGAATAAAAAAATAACAGGGTCACCCATCTCCGGCAACTGTGGCCAGCCACTTTGACCGGATCACGGCGGGCGCCGGCGGGGCTTGTGTTTCGTGGCGCAGTTCTTCCTCCCGTCGGTCCACCGCAGCGCTCACCATGTGGCGCGCGGCGAAGGCATAAACCATGCAGTCCAGTGCTTCGGCTCGCATGCCGCTCTTGCGTTCGAAGCGCCGGATCGGCTGCCCCCTAGCATATCGGACAACCTTCCGTTCGCTTGCAAGCTGTTCGTAATAGGCCGGTTCCAGCGTCGCGGAGAACCGGACGGAACGGCCGCGCGATAGCCGATTCAAGATCGTGTTCTTCAGCCCGTCCACTCCGATCAGGAATAGCCGGCCGCCCTTCACCTTGGACTGTGACGCCTGGATAGCCGGCCGGGTGCCCGCCACGCCCTTGCCGGCCAGAATGCGGCGCGCGAGGCGCGGGAAGCAGAACTGATAGACCCGCTCTGTCCAGTCGCCATCGCCGGAGTCGATAACCGCGGCGTCGACCTTCAGCCGGCCGCCGTGCGGGTGCTTCCACCGGGTGCGAAGCAACTCCTCAAGCTCCGCCCACGTCGTGTCATCATCCGGGCTACCCCAGATCACGAGATGCGCCAGTACAAGCGCGTCCGTACGCGACCACCCGATCACCGAGATTTCGAGGCGATCGTCCTGCACGTCCACGCCGCACGTGATGAAAAGTATTTCCGCCGGGATGGCGTCAAGGCTGAATTCCTCCGCGCGCGCCTGTAGCGCGGTCTCGTCCAGTTCTTCCCCAGCCTCGCGCCACCCTTGGGCCAGGATCGTGTTGACGAAGGTTTGCAGCTCGTCCGAGTCATCCTTCGCCGTCAGGAATTCCGCGGCCAGCTTGCCCCAGGACGCATTTGCTAGCAGGGAGACCAGGGCGTTGAGCCGGAAGCCGGCATGCCCCTGAACCTCGGGGGACGTTGCCCGCCAGCGGCCGGCTTCCACCATGGCCGCCTTGTGCTGTTCGGCGATCAGGGCGGCGCAGTGAGGGCACCGGAAAGCCGCGGTGTCCGGCCGGCCAGGTTCCCACTCAATATGCGCCCATAGGATTTCCGTGGCTGCGCCGCACTCCGGGCAGGGGACCTCGAACACTCGCTGATCGCTCGCCGCGTACGCCCGCAGCACGTTCGACGTGTCTTCAATCAGCGGGGTTGAACCGAGGACGATTTTCCGGTCGGCAAAACTCAGGGTGCGCCGTTCGGCCAGGCGTATCGGCGAACCTTCCGCGCTCGGCTCCATTGCGTCCGCCTCATCGATCAGCAGGACGCGCACATTATGCCGGCGCAGGTTCCGCGGCGCCTTGGCGGCGATCACTTTCAAGCTTCCGCCGGGGAAACGGCGGCTTAGCAGGGTATTCCGGCTCCCCTCTTCCGCGTCCCCGGCCAGCATGCCCCGCAGAACTGGCGTGGCCTCGAATATCGGTTCCACGTCGGAGACCATGTAGTCCCGGCAATCGGCTTCGGTCGGCAGTAGGGCCAGAATCGGCGCCGGCTCGTTGGCGACATAGCTTGCCAGGGCGCCCGTCAGCAGGGTTGTGAATCCCACGCGAACCGACTTGACCAGAGTCACCCGCTCAATCTCGGGGTCGCCGATCGCGTCGGCAATCTCTCTCTGATAGGGCCAGAGTCGGACCTCGCCGGGCAGGGCCGACACGCCTTCGGGAAGGCGCAAGGTTCGCTCAATCCAGGCCGACAGGGCAAGCCGAGGCGGCGGGATCAGGGCGGCCAGGGCTTGCCGGCGAATATCAGCCAGCGTCCGGTTGTTCATTGCCCATCTCCGCCAGCGCGTCCCGGATCTCCCGGTCGAGGGTTGCCACGTCGTGCGGCGTCAGGTTCCCAAGCCGCTGTTGCACGCGCCCGGGCAAGGCGAGCATCCGGGAGCGGAGCATGCGAAGTATTTCGGACCATTCGCGCGCCACCTCGGCCGCCGCGACCAGCTCCCGGCGGATCTGCCCATTGCGAAGGGCAAGGTTGTCCGCCCGCTCCTTCGCCTCCCGGACACGCTCCGCCGTAAGGCTGTTGCCCGGGGCGTGGTGCCCGCGGGCGGCGGCCATCTCGCGCAGGTGGTGGCAATAGGCGCGGATCGATTCCCGCTTGGCGTAGGCGCCCCGGCTGGCCTTCACCACGAGTCCACGGGTTGCCAGGTCCCGGATTGTCCGTTCGTGAACGCCCAGGATGTCCGCCAGAACTTCGGCGGAAACGGAATCGGCCCCCTTACCCATCACATATCACCGAGTGAAATACCGGGGCTCCGCGCCCTCGCACCGGGCCACCCCGCCGGAAGGACCCGTTGCGACGGTTGCGACGGTTGCGACGGCAATTCCGTATTGCGGTTACGTGCGTGCGCGCGCGTAAGGCGATTAACCAGAAATAGCGTCTCAACCGTCTCAACCGTCGCAAACGTCCGTGGACATAGGCGCATGTGCATCATCCCTCGAATGGGTCTGCTGGAACGCGCAAGCGCAATCCGCGAAAGCCCCGGCCGCGAATCCCGTATTCATACCGAATGCTCGCAAACCCTCGGGCGCGCATCGCATCTGGAAATCCTTTGTTGCGGCTCTGGATGCGCTCACCTCGGGCCTCAGCGAATTCGGAATAGCTGTCCCAAAGGCTGGACACCGCGCAGGCCGCAGAGGCATCGAGTTCGCAGCAATCATCAAGCCATTGCTGGAAAGTGTCCTGTTCCCCGAAGTATTCCGCCGTGGCGTCTATGACAGCCTTTGGGCGAATAAGCCCGTTTGCTTGCCAGTCCAGGCAACCGGCCATCATCCACGTGAGGATGCCGGGCCATTCGTTTTTCAGCTTGGACTCTAGCTCCCGGTCGGGGGCTGGCGGCTTCCGCTCGAACGGCACGATATTGAACCGCCGCCGCGCGGCATCGTCGACGTTGTGCAGAACCGGCTTGTGATTGCCAATGATCGTCAGCTTGAACGCCGGCCGGAACGTGAAATTGTCCTGTCGCATGTATCGGGCGGTAATCGGGTCGCCTCCGGTCATCGATTTGATGCGACTTTCTGCCCATGCCCGCCCCTCCTCTGTTTCCGAAGCCGTGACCATTCGCGCCCCTTGGAGCATGGCAAGGTCGGTCGAATGCCTATCGCCCTTGGCAGCCATGAAGGTGTCCATGGCGGCAGTTCGGCAGTAGTCCGCAAGGATTCCTGCAACGGTGTTGACGAACACGCCCTTGCCGTTTCCGCCGGTCCCGTAGATGAAAAAGAGGGCGTGCTCCCGCGTGTCGCCGGTCAGGGTGTAGCCGCACCACTGTTGAAGGAAGCGAGTCAGTTCGGGATCATCGCCCGTTGCGTCGCGCAGGAAACCCAGCCAACGCGGGCAATCAAGGTCCGGATCGAAATCCGCAACTGACGAATCCGGGGCAACAGCGGTCAGCTTTGTGATGTAGTCTTCCTGCCGTGCAGGACGCATGGTGCCCGTTCGCAGGTCCACCGTCCCGCCAGGTGTGCCCAGTAGCCACGGGTCACGGTCCCAAACTTCCGATTTGACGGCGAAAGCCCGATCGGCGCGGGCGAAGCGTTCAACCGCGCTCGCGGCGGCGGCCTTCGATAGTGCCGCGCTTCCGGTATCCAGCAATCCCGCCCGCGCCATGTCGCGGCATGTCGTGCGCGCCCAATGGAACGCGAGGCTGGTCTCCTCT